CTTAACAATCTTCAACTTGAAGTTAGCACCTTGCCAGAAGTCAAAAGGATTGATTGGAGTTTCATCCTCAAACTCTGGTTGCATTGCTTCCATAACCTTATCAAAGATCTTCTTACCAAATTTGTAGAGGAATACTCCACCCTCATTTTGAGGATTGGAAGGATCTTTCACAACGTAGATGTTTGCATAATAAGATAGCTTACGCTTTTGTTTACGAACAGTATCTTTATCTGATTCGTTACCACTGTTCCACAATTCACGATTGTATTCTGAAACAGGATCTTTACCACCAGTTGTGGTTAAAGAGTTTTCAATATACCAACCACCAGGACCTTGGAATGCATGTGAATACATCTTTGCCCACGGTAGGTCTTCACTATCAGGAGCAGGAAGGAATCTGATAACAGCAAAACCGTTACCTGATTTATCTAACTCTGGTTTCCAGAGACGCTCATCAGCACCTCCACCTGATGTGTTCATCTTCTCCACTTCTTTAACTAATTTTTGAGTCAAAGATCCTAGAGAGGATTGTTTTTTTAAGTCTGAAAAAGACATTCGGATTACCTCGGATTTATTGAGATTTGGCTTGTTTGTACTTTGTTATTCTAATTCTTAAATTCATCTTTGTCAAGTTGATCTTTCATATTCTGAACAACCTGTCCCATTTCAGTAAACAAACTGTTCATATCAACACTCTGTGGTAGTCCCATAGAGGCAGCACCTTGAATAATTTTTTCTTTCATTTTTTTCGCTTGAGGATCATCAGATAAACTCAAACGAGTATAAAGAACCCTTTGCTTATCACAAAGTCTCTCCAGAATCTCAACATGGTAACGTTGATCTTCCTTTGTCATCATCGGATACTTAAATACATTTGTATAAACTTCTTCTTGAAGTTCATGTATTTCAGCCATCTCTGCACGGACAACTTCAGAATCGAAAAAACTCATAGGATAATCTCTTTAAGAATTTTTTTATAACGAGGTACACTTATATTTAGGAAAGGATCGTACTTTTTTATCTTACGACTTACGGTTTCCCATACAGGATCTTTCAGTCGTTTATCAAAATCTTTTCCGTATTCAAATATTCTATCACATATAACCATAGTTTCAAGTGAGGTATCCCCACCCAAATAACTTTTAAGTATTGGAGGATGTCCCTTACTACAATCAAATACATCATCAACTTTCTTATCACTGAATAAATTATTAACTTCTTCTTTGAAAACATATGAAAGTGATTGTACTTTCTTTTTCCAATCAGTATATCTACCTTCCCCTTCCTTAATCATTTCACCAATCCACATCGTTGATGGATCAGTAGTGCTCACAAAATTAGATACAAAAAAATCTACTACTTCTTTATCATTTTTCTGTCTTGAAAATTTCTCAAACCAAAACCTATCTTTTCTTTTATAGAAAGCCTCTCTTGTTGCTCTTACTTTACCAGCATACTTATGATAATCATAGTTATCTTTGGTGAAGTGATTCTTCATCGCAAGATAGCATTTATAGGCATCAAGTGGCATCATGAAAAAGTAATAGAGGCATTTTTTACTGGGAAATTTTTTCCCACCTTTTTGGAATCAAAGAGGCAATTTTGCACGAGAACTTCTCTTTAAAAAATTAAGTTCCTGTGCTTCATATTTAATCTTTTCTTTCAATGGTTTAGATATAAGTTTAGGGACTGACTCTACATCAATAGAATTCTGTTCACAAAAATGTATGATAGCATCAATGTAATTCATTTCTGGATTGATTTGTACAAGACCTTCAATCTCTTGAGCAAATCGAGCAGGACAAAAGAATTTAGATTCTAATACCTTCTCAAGTTCATTCTTCTCCATTCGGTGTCCTAGTATTGTGAGATACAAATTCTTTTATATAACGAACTAATAGTTTAATATAATCCCCTTTGTTCCGTTTGTCAAATACTTTTACATCACCACCAGGTGTAACCATGATAGTAATTAGTTTTGTCACAGGGATTTCAGTTAGTTCATAGTATGCAGCAGCATAAAAAGTTTCCTGAACAAAGTAGTTTTCCAACCACTTTTCAGGTTTGATTTTTTCAGATGTCTTAAAGTCTATGACCGCTAATTCACCTTCATACTCCGCTATGCAATCAACTCTACCTGCAAGACCAAGGTACTCGGAGTAAAGGGTTCTTTCTACAGCGTGTATGTTATTTATTTTGTCTAGATATGGTTTGGCATGATGGAACATGAACTTGGTGGCAGGTCTAAACTGCTCCCAATCAATTTCATTATTCCTCATATACACTTCAACTGCTTCATGGAAATCAGTTCCACGAGTAGTTGCTTTCTTTGTTATACGATTTGCCTCTTCAATACCAACTCGCTTTCGCCAGTCAACAAAGACCTGTCTATTATAAAAAGAAGTCACAGATGTAATGGAAGGAACCCATTGACCATCAGGAAGATTATATAATCTTATACCGTTAGTTTCTTTCTTTTTTAATTCAAGATCACCTAAAAAATTACAATGAGTAAAGGTCATAAATTCAGTTCCAGTTTAGCAAGGAGATATTCTTTGACAAATCCAGATCGAACAATGTCCTCGATACCAAATTCAACAATATCAACTGATGGCATGATGCGAAGGATCTTCATGAAGTCACTAACACCATTCCTTTCATTGGTTTTGATAAGATCTGATTGAGTGGCATCACCACAGAACATAATCTTTCCATTCTCACCAATCCTTGTAATTATACTATCAAGTTCATGATAGTTCAAGTTTTGGAACTCATCTACTATTACAATAGCATTATCTAATGTAGTACCACGAATGAATGATGTGCTCCAGAATGAAATAGTTCCTTGTGTTTTAAGATTACCATAGAGCATCTCAAAGTCTGCTTCACTTGGCATCTCAAACATATACTTAACCATATTCTTATATGGTATCTGATATAATGAAGACTTGTCCTCATGATCACCAGGAAGGAAACCAATCTCTCTGGTTGCTACCAAAGATCTAACGATATAAATTTTATCATAAGAAGTCTTTGGGTCTAACACATCTTTCAATGCATTATATAATGTTATAAAAGTTTTACCTGTACCTGCTGCACCATAAGCAACAAGGTTCTGATCATTTTTATAATGACGAAAAAGTTCTTCTTGGTTTGGAGTTAGAGGATTAATTGTCCTCATCAAGTCCGTATTAATTGGTTTTTTTCTTTTCATTTGCTTGTTACTCATTCCATATGGAACAACTGACTTTTGAGTCTTTGATTTAGCTGGCATTAGAAACTATAATCTCTGTTTTTACGGACGGTGGCACCTGGTTGTTTGGATGCTCTATCAAGAACTTCATTCCAACCACTGGAGTTTGCCTCTCCACCCCACCTAAACATCTCTTGAGCACTGGCACATCCTGCTTGCCAATCTTTATCCCATTCAGGATTATCTTTTCTCCACTGATCATATGCTTTCATCGTCATAGAGAGTTCTTTCTTCTCTTTAGTTTTTAAATTAATCACTGGGTATGTTGGCATATCAATATAAAGTTATGTGAAAGTATTTAGACCCATTCAAGGGCTTCAGCAACAGTAGGGAACTGTTCAATAAAAATGGAACGTGTTTCCTCTGCAACATCCATATGTTCTTTCTGTGTTCCATGTGCAGAACGTAGGTCAATGTAATGTACCCATGATCTTACAGAACCAGTCATGTATAAACGTGTTGGTGTAGCAAGGGGAAGTACAAACCTTGCACACTCTTTTGCTATACCTGCCTCAAGCATTTCTTTATATAATTTCATTCCATCAACAAAGTGTCTTTGCATTTTAATTTCAAAGTCTTGTTGCATCAATGGATCTATATCATCAATACTATTCTGTCTATTCTTTGTATCCTGACGACGTAATTGGGGTAATGGAATACTATCTCCTAACAAACTACTATCAGCATACCTCTGTGAAAACTCTTGGTATGTAAACGATCTATGTCTTAATATCTGTGCAGCAAGTCCTCTGGTAGTATTGATCTCAACGGTCATGAATGCTTGCTCAAAGACGCTCCAATGCCCATGTTTAATACAATACTTAAGAAGACCAGCAAACTTATCACTGTCTTGATTATTGGGGTTGCTGACACGAGCAACATATGCCATATGCTTTTCAGCATCTGGTGTAGCACTTACTAATTTAACGGTCATAATACTCTCTCAATGCCTCTAACATAATTTCTTTTAACTCTGCTCTTTCTTTAGTATTAAAGATAGGTAATGGAGTGGGATTGAATGGTGGATAGATGGGATTGCCATCAGCATCTTTAGGAAATATATTATCCTTACATCCCTTTGTTGCAGGTCCACTTAATCCTTGGGTATCAATCTTACTCATGATTAATTAGTAGTTTCATCAAAAACTTCATCATAATCATTAGATTTTGAAATAGATTGTTCGTAGTTTTCATACTTGTAAGATTCAGGATCAGAATAAACTTCCGATTCTAACTCCTCAACAATCTCTTTAAGAGCCATGACTAAAACTTTTAGTTTTGCTTTGTTCATATGAGATTTCTTTTCATCTAATTATAATACAAAAAAAGAGGGGTGTAAACCCCTCCTAATTTAAGTTAAGCAGCAGTAAGTTCTTTTTCAAACTTAACACCACGATAGGTTTCTTGAACCTTCTGTGACTTTACTTGCTTACGCTCGTTGGTGTCGTACTGGACACCACGATAAGTGACTTGTGCCATTGGGTTTCTCCAAAGTAGTAGGGATTTTTAGCCCCGTTCCTTCAGTCAACTTGTGCGTCCTCAAAGCATCCCTGCTCTGTACTCTCTTTCACTTGCTGAACTAATTCAGCACGGTTCTCTATAGAAGGTGCCATTCGAGAAATAATATCCTCGGCACTTTCACATGTTAAAAGAGTAGCGATTAGAAATTCCATAAGGATGAACGATTCCGTTCCGAGTCGGCTTACTTGCGTCCTGAATGTATCAGGATGAACGATTGTGTTAATATTAACACATGTATATTATATAGTCAAGTAGTTCTGTAAAACGTGATACAAAACTACTTAAAGTACTTCTGTATGACCTCTATCTGGTCATGGTAACGTGCAATTTTATCCAACTCAACCCCGATTGCTTCAGTGATATCAGAATGTTCTCCAATACCTGCAGGGTTTGTCAAATAAACTTCAACGTTTGCTCTATGTTTAGCAATTTCACCACTAGCATGTGCGGTTAATGCTTTAATTAACGAATCTCTCATGGATACCTCTTGCATGATTGTTGTGCTCACGTAATTTATTATACCATATCATGTCTTTTAATGTCACATCTCTATTTAACTTAATTTTACATGCAATCTCCACAAATTTTAATCTATGATCTTTACTCAACATTTAATTCATTCCCATGCCTATCAACTAGACCAAGTTTTTTTATCTGGGCAAAGTTAGACTTCTGACCTTTCTTAATTTTCTTATACTCTTTAAGTAATCTATCAACTTCATTCTGCGATACTTTTACATTCAATTCAGTGCCTTCATCTTGAGGAACCTCTCCACCAAAACCCTTCACATCTTTCTTACTTTCTTTTTCCTCAAGATAATCATTGATTCCATTCTGAATCTCACCTTCTATGATGTCATTAATCTGTGCTCTGATCTGCTCATCATTCATGCTCGTTTCCTCTTTCTTGTTGCCTTCTTATCTGGTTGCTTATATCCCCACAAGTTTGGTTTGATTGTACCTTTCCCATGATCAAATCTCTTTACAACATTTGGACCATAACGATCATAATACATATCAAACAAGTCTGCTCTCTTTGAGCAACGAGTTAAATCAAGATGCTCTTCACCATCTATGCTATACCAAACAAGATGTGCGTCTGTTGGAAAATTTGTATCCTGTGCTTTGACAAGAGTAGTTTTTTCTAACAGAATTTCACAAGAATAATCAGATGGTTTAAATTTTTCTTCCTGCTTCTCCTCTTCTGCCACTTTCTTATCTGTTGTTGGTGGTGCTTTTCCTACTGGTGCAGTCATGACCTACCACCCCATTGAATGTCTGGATATGCCTCCTTCACAACATCATATGTTAACTTATAAACGTCAGTCAATCTTTTATCCTTAACCAAACAAATAATCTCTGCTTCTTTTGGATGCAATCCTTCAAGCATTTGAATAAACATAGTCTCTCTACGAAGAGAACTTAATGTGCTATTACCACCTTTAACAAAATGGAAAAGTTGTCTCCACTCTCTACGTAAAGATGTATGATCAGTCCCTACAGGAACTTCATTCTCTTTATAAGGAACCTGACCTGCAGGGATTGCAGACTCAACTGTGTCATCAAAATTCCATATAAGAACAGCAGTTATAGAGTCATCTCTATACTCTTGAAGTATTTCTACTTTCTTTGCCTTTGATCTTTGTTTACATGCAAGTTCAAAAACTTCATGTATGAAAGGATTTGGTGGTAACTTTACCTTTTTAGTCGTCGTCTTCGTCTTCGTCGGTGTCATAATTGTTTTCAATTCGTAGAGCTAAAATTTCATCAGGAACTAACTGTCCGTTTGCATCAAACATTTCTGGATGAGTATACACTACTTGGGGTGTCGTTTCATATGAATGCTGTCTTGCCATCCATCCTATCATACCTCCTACCAATAATGCAAGTAATGAAACTACTGTGGTAAGGGTTAGGGTTACTATGGTCATGTCCATAATGCTTCTCCAGAGTGTTAAGTTTTTCTAATATCAAGATAAAAATTAAAGTGAAAAATAATTTCCCTGTTCCAGAGTGCAATCAGTTTTCCAAATTTTACTTGAAATGTTTTAGATGGTTCGGGTTTTTTCCTCCTATTTCGTAGTAGTAATTCTACACCCCGATTGATTTCGGTTGGTGTATTTTTATTTAGAGACTTTTTTTCGTCTTCCTGGTTTTCGGTCACGACTATACCTCCATGCATCTTCTAGTATACCATACAAATAATCTCTGATCTTACGTGCTTTAGGTTTAGGTATGTGACCATATGCCTCACGTAACATTTTATGATTGTTATCAGCACCTCCTTTAATATATTGTTCAAGTTCTAATACTTGATCTGATATTTCATGTGCAGTAGAACTCTCAATAAAGGCATCTACTTCATACTTTTTTGTCTTACGATACTTAAGAAAATCATAAAATTTAAGAGTCATTTTACCATCAAATGCATACTCAATAGCATGTTCGATCATATCATAAACATTTTCAAAATCGTCTTCTGGTTTCATTAGACTAACTTGTTCTCCTGTAAATACTTAACGGTTTCTGTACACCCACCAAGTTTATCTCCGTTGAGTGTAACTTGAGGGAATGTAGATCCTTGACCGAACTCGCCATAAAAACTTGTTCTATCAAAGTCTTTATCTAATTTATAAGTCACAAAGTTTAGATTGGCAAGCTCTAAAACTCTCTGAACTTTTGTGCAATATGGACAACCATCTTTTGAAAAGACTGTAAAGTTCTTCGTACTTGGTGTCATAACTTTTTCTTCAGGTTCTAAATTTCCGTGCATGAGATAAAATTAATTATACGTTTTACTTATTATATATTTTCACGTTCTATTATATCATACTCTATCACGATCTTCTTACTTGTGGTTCCTTTACTATCATAGGTGGTAAGTCTCTGCATCTTTCCACCAAGTTCACCAGTGATGCAAAGAAGTTCTGCAATAAGTTCTCCTTCATTTTCTACAGTCATTTTATTCTCCGATAAAAAAAGAGACCCTTTTGATGGGGTCTCTTGAATATAACATATGTATTCAGTTTTATCAACCGATACTAGGAGCAACAAGTGCAACCTCTGTTTCGCCAGCAGATGCTAGGTCAAGTGGGAAGTTGTGTGCATTTCTTTCGTGCATAACTTCCATACCAAGGTTTGCTCTGTTTAGAACGTCACCCCAAGTAGGTACAACCTTACCAGATGCGTCTACAACAGACTGGTTGAAGTTGAATCCATTCAAGTTGAACGCCATTGTACAGATGCCCATAGAGGTCAACCATACGCATACAACTGGGAATGATGCAAGGAAGAAGTGAAGTGAACGAGAGTTGTTGAATGATGCATACTGGAAGATAAGTCTACCGAAGTATCCATGTGCAGCAACGATGTTGTATGTCTCTTCTTCTTGTCCGAACTTGTAACCATAGTTCTGTGAATCTAAACCAGTTGTTTCTCTGATTAGAGATG